GTTTGCAATTCAACCTGGGGCATTTTGACCATTTCGGCTTGCAGCCGGTCAATTTGATCCTTGGTCGGAACGTCAGCAATTACGTCAATGTCGTTCAAAATGTTCCCCCGCCAATCCCAACCAAGGCCGTTAACAATGTAAAAGTTCCCGCCGCTGGCGTCACGTTACCAATTATGGTGTCGTTGATTTGGCCGCCATCAATCACAATGTATTTCACCGTTTGCGTAACCACCGACGGGTTTTGCAGCCATTGAATCCATTCACGCGCTGGCCCTTGACTTACCGAATCAAGAAACCTAGATTGCGGAAACGGAATGTTAGAAATTGACGGGGTGGCTGGCATTAGTTATCCCCCGCCGATGCTTTTAGATTTGCGGAAATAATCACGGCTTTGACGGGATCGGTCACCACCACTTCAAAAATGCGGTCACGCGACCAACCCAAACGGCGCCACATTGCGCGGTTTTGATATTGGCCCATCTTGCCGATGGTCACCCAATGTTCATTCGACCAGGTAGAACCGCCATCATTTGACCAGCGCAACATAACCTGGGGGTCTTTGCCCTGGCCATTGTTCAATCCAACACCTGGTTGAAATTGAATTTGCAATTCTTCAAAAAATTGGCGTTGCAAATCGGTTGTCAAATGCGGGGCGCGACGCAACCGGCGAATAGTGTTGCCGTTGTCCGTGTAAATGTCATTGTTTAGGCTGTAAATTTTTCCGTTTTCAAAGTCGCCAACGTAATATTTATTGTTGAACCAGCAACCACAATTTGATCGGTGGCGATAGTATTCGGCAGCGCCTTCGTCCCACGATAGCCATTTATGCCAAACTTGAGTGGTCTTGTCGTACACCCAGGTTAAATCAGCGTTTGGAATGGTCAGCACATAAAATTCGTGGCCTTCCAATTTGTAAGAATATGCCAAGGCGTCCGACACATCAACGCCCAACAATGTTTGTTCAACAGCGTGAGTTGAAAGTCGCACAAATGTGTAGCCCTCAATTGATCCAATCACGTTTTGGCCAAGGGTGTTGCGGCTCAAAAACATAAAGTTTTCACCAAATCGAACCACCGAATATTTGGCAGCGCATCCGTATTGCACCGAAGTTCCCGCAATGCGCTGAAACGGAAATGTTGTAAAACCTTGAATTTGGGAACCAACGTCCACCCAAACTTCCGAAGTTACTTCACCCAACAAAAATACCTGACGACGATCAACAATCAAAGACACCAGGTTGTCAGGGGCGCCGTCTTTTGAACCGTAATAGGCCGATGTACTAAACACCGAATCCAAGTCCGTAGCGGCCCAATTTTGGGTTCCTGGCTGGTTGTAAATGATGTAATTGTCCACCGTGTCCACCGAATCAGCGCCAACCCAAGGGCCGTCGGTGATTGGCAATTTTTTGAACACATTGGTGGTGGCGTACCAATAATAACGATTTGCGCCGTCAACAATGTACGCCGCCAGCCCTTCGGTTGTAATTTGGTTGTCAGTAATGTCAACCTGGCCGGTTGATGTGTCCAACGTTCCAACTTGAACGGCGCCGCCATCAACGGTGATTTGATACACCGTGCTGCCGACAACGACCATCATGTATTTATTGCCTGACAAAGCCCGCATTCCGCGAACCTCGGCAACGTTCAATTGATACTCTTGAACCAGGCCAGGCGTGGGGTACAACGCCACCACGCCGCGGCTGCCCTGGGGCTTCATTGGGTCGATTTCAGGAAAGTAATTGATACATTCCTGGTCGTCTTGGTAAATGGATGGCGCGACGTATGACGGGCCAATAAAGCCAAAGTCGGGCATTACGCAAATCCTCCGTCCATGATCCAACCGGCATCTTTCGATTTGCCCATCAACAATTGGTCAGGATAACGCGCCACTTGCGGCGGCCGCATTTTGGTGCGTTTCACCGTGGCTTTTGCCTGGGCTGCGAACGCTTCAATTTTGGCCATCAACAATTGATTTGTTTTGCCATACATTGGCATCAAACGTTCAGCCAAACACCAGCGAAGCGCGTTCACATAACCAGGCGGCAATTCAATGCTGTCTGTTTGTGCGGTAAACGTGCGAAATTGTGTATAAGCAAAAATGTGCATTTCGCCTTGGGCTGGATTTGGCCAAAGGAAAATGGTTCCCAAGTTTTCGGAAGGCTGGTAATAAAGTCCTTTTGGCCAAGGGCCGTTAAGGCTTTTCAAACCAATCATTTCATAGGTTTCCAAAGCAAAAATGGTCACCGGATAATCCAAGCCACCGCCGTAAATTGGAACGCCGTTGCTGGTCGTTGTAACGCGAACAAACGCGCTTTCAATTGTCAGCGGTCGTTCGTAATAGCCGGAAATGGTCGTGCTGGACACCGTTTGCGATTTGCTGACCTGATACGTCCCGCTTGCATTTATGTTGCCGCCAGCGCCCGTTCCAAAGCCCACGATCGTAGTTCCGGCTGCGACGCCAGTTCCCGACAATGTTTGGCCCATTGTGATGGCGCCTTTGGTTATTGAATTGGCCGTCACGGTCAAGGTTGTGCCGCTGATCGAACCGATAAACGACGAACCAACCTGGCCATTTGGGCCAATGGTGTACTGGATTTGGTTTTGAACGCAAGGAAAAATGATTTCGGTTTTATAGAACGTCATCATGTTTTCGTTCGACCATTGGGCGCACATATCGTTCAGCATATCGTAGCCGTCTTGGGCTTCGTCAGCGGTCGGCGCTTCACCAGCCGCCAACGCGCCAATGTCCTTCATGGCCCTGGTAACTATATCAAGCGGCGTTGTCATGGTGTCCCCTTATTAGCAATCAATTGCTTCGGCAAATTCAGGTAATGTTTTTACATATTCGTATGCTTGAACATAGGGATTGGCGCCGTCAAGGTCGTATTCAAACCCCATTGATTGGATGGCAAATTCCACTTTTGCGTCTTTGTTTTTGTAACTGACCAGGCTGAATTTCAATCCGGTTTTGTTTTGGAAACCAACGTGCTGGACGCGGTGATACGCGCCGTTAGCCTGGAATCCGTGCGGGGTGGTGACTGTTTTTTCAAGTGCCATGATTTTTTCCTTTTAAACTTCTGCGATTTGCGACAAATAATTGACCGTCATATCAATTGTTGCCGTCCAGTTTGCGTTACTGGTTGAAACCAGGGCGGGCCTAAAAGTTGCCGAATCAATTTGATAAATTGCTGGCCCAACATTTTCGCCCGCGCTATTTGTAAATCCAGCCGTAATGCTGCCAACGGAAACAACAACTTGCGGCGGCCTTGGATAAGCATACCTATAAGTCGTGCCAGCATTAATGGTTGTTTTGGTTCCCGATGTGGCTGTCATAACCACGCTTCCGGTTTGACGCATCATGCGTTGCGGTTTATTCGTATATGCGCCGCCTTGGGGAACGTGCAAATAAGTGCCAGCGGGGAAATTGCTGATGTTGTCAACCACAATGGCTTGCGAATAAGCGGTTCCTGAATCAAGGCGCGTTCTAAGAATTGCGCTCATTAAATTTACATTGCCAACAAGTCCGTCAATGTAAATGTTTGTGTACGCACTTGAACCAGCGCTTGCAAACTTCATAAACTCTGTTCCTGACGATGCGGCATTGGCATAAACATAATTGTTTGAAACAATCAGGCTTAATGTTGCATCGGTTGACGAAGTAATTGCGCTACTGTTTCCCCCACAATCAACAATTCCACGGCCGATTGTTGACGGATCGCCGCCGGTATAAAGTTTGCAATTACGGATAAACAATTCACCGCCTTTTACTTCGCTTGCATAAACACACCATCCACCATAAGCGGCATAAATAATGCAATTATCGTAACCCGTGTCCATGCCACCCCATCCACCGCCCTGGTAAATGGTGCATCCTTGATAAACCAGGTCTTGAACATTGCCGTGCATATCAGCAGAATACACACCAGAATTTACGTCATTACTAATTGTCAAGTTTGAAATTCTTATATCTCTATTTGGAACCGCGCAAGTTCCGCTACCACCACCAATTGTAATTCCGTGGCGTCTTGAATAATAATCCCCGCCAGTAACCCGCACTTTTTGACTGTTACTAATAATCAACCCGTAATCATCGCTTGATGTGCCTTTGTTATACATAACGCAATTTGTAATCATTGGGCGATAACAACGATCAATTTCAACACCCTGGTAATTTGCGTTATAAACAATCACGTTTTCTAAAATTGGTTTGTCGCAAAATGTAATTTTCAGCAAACCAAACATATTGGCGCCACCGTTTAATTTTAAATTTCTAAATGAAACTTTTGGCTTGCTTGCCAATTTGTATGCGTTAACCGTTGCAGAATAGGACGAATACAACGGGTTGGTTGTGTACGCCGTAGTTCCACTTACGCTTCGACATTCCAACCATTCGCCGGTGTAGTAATAAGCGCGAATGCTGTTCCACAAAACAGCGTCATCAAACAAAATAAACACATCGCCCGTGACAAGTGTTGGCGCCGTTGCAAAAACAACCGATAAGTTGCCAGCGCTGGCCGACGAAACCACTTCAATTTCGGTTGCCGTGCCGGTCACCGTAATGCCCGACGAACCTGAAGTAACGCCGCTAAAATCTAGCACCGATTTTTCGCCATCGCCAAACATATTCAAATGGCCGGTGGTAGACAAAACGCCGTTAATTACATAGGTTCCGGCGGGTACATAAATGGCCTGGCCGGTTGTGGCCACCGCTGTAAAGGCTGCTGAAAACGCGCTGGCGTCATCATCCGATCCGTTACCTTTGGCGCCAAAGTCTTTGACGTTAATGTAATCTTGGAATTTTGCATTGACTGTTTTGCCAACGGCGCCGGTCAAAAACCCGCTGCTGTTGGATTGTTTAAAACCAATCAGCGCGTCGCCTTTGGCATTGTCGGTTGTGCTGGCCAGGGCAGCGTAAACTTCAGCCGAACCACCGGTGAAATCATTGATACCGGAAATGTCATCGTAAGTGCCGATCAAATTTCCGGATGAATCTTTCAACACAAATTTGTAAGTCGAACCCGCGGTCAGCCAAATTTCGTTTGCGGTGCGGCCATAGGCATCCAGGACGATTGGATTGGCGTTTGCAATTGAACCGGCTGCGGTGGTGTAGGTTGCGGCCGGTGTTGATGTTCCGGCGGCATACGAATAAATCAAACCACCAGCCAGCGGGACGCCATTGTTGCTGAATAATTGCCAGCCCGCGCCAGCAAATGATGAAAGATTGACAGCCATTTTCTATTCCTTTTTATGGATGCGCGATTTTGTACGCGTTAAATTCAGCCCGCAAATCTTTGATGGCAGCCACCAAAACGGGAATCACATAATCGTATTCGATGCCCATATACAAACGATCACCGCTTCGTGTGTCAAATTCCATTGGCGGCACATTTACCGCTTCAGGCAGCACGGGCAACAAATCCTGGGCAATCAATGACACGCGACGTTTTTTGTTGGTGTCAGATTTCCAGGTGTGATACACGGCGCGGAATTGGTCAACCATGTCCAGGGCGCCGGTGATTTCGCCTTGAATGTCTTTCAACCGTTCATCGGACGAATTTGTCCAACTTGTACCGCCTGGCGCAACATAAGGGCCAGCGGTAAATGAAATTGCATTGCCGCCAGTTCCTGAAGCGGCGGTGAATGTTTCAATTTGCCCACCAGCGCGACCAAATTGGATTGCGGCCGCTGTATCGCCGCTAAAATAATTGATGGTCGAAGTGGCTGTAAAAGCCAAGTTGTAACCAACATAAGGATACGAACCACCGCTGCTTGAACCGCCAATTGCCGTTAAACCCAATCGCGCCGCATTACCGGTATTTGCGCTATTGCCTACCGCCAAACTAGAATTTGCACTTGAAGCGTTGCCAATATTAAAAATTCCGGCGCTTGGTGTCCAAGTTAGTTTTGTGCTGGAAACCTTTTGCGGCAAATTTCCGCTGGTTGATGTAACCCAGGTAGGATACATCGTTGCCGCCGTCGTGGTGTCGTCGGTAATGCCGATGTTTGTTGCGTTTGTCACCGCGGTCGATCCAATGGCCGACACAATTTGCGCGGCGGTTGCTGCGGTAAATGCTGACGTTCCGTTGCCATAAGCCACACCCGTCAATGTACCAACGCCAATGCCGCCACGGCTCACACTTAGGGTTCCCGTCCATCCCAAAGTCAACGAAGCGGCGTTCAACAACGCCGTAGTAGCGCTGCCGCCCAAGGTCAACGTCACGTTGGTATCGTTTGTTTTGGTAAGGGCTGCTGGCGCCGACCATTGCGGGGCTGTGCCGCTACTGGACAAATACCGACCGGACGCGCCAATTGCCAATTTAGACAAAACCGTTCCGCTGGCATAAAACAACATATCGCCCGCGGTGTACGAAGTCAGGCCCGTGCCGCCCGCGCTGGTTGGCGTCACCTTCCAGGCAATAACCTGGATGGCGTTGGCGTTATCTTTGTAAAACAATTTGCCATCGGTGATGTTGATCGCCAATTCCGATCCCAACGTGCTGTTGGTCAAATCTCCAACAGCGGGCGCGTTTGTAGTCGTGCTGCTGCTGTAAATTAGGATTGGGGTATAGCCGGTTTGCGCCATTTTTTAAATCTCCGGTGTGAACGTTTGGGGCAACCAGGGCAGCACGGTCACTTTTTGTTTTTGCAATTCAGCCAATTGTTCAGCCAAACGCGCTTCAATGCCCGCTTTATTGATCCAAGACACAATCATGTCTTCAGTCACTTCGGCAAATGGAACCGTCAGTTTTGGTTCAGGAATGAACCAATTGCCTTCGGTTTCCACGGTGAAGTCGCCGTCGGTGGCGGCTGCAAAATAACGCGCTTGGGTAATCAATTCGCCGTCGGCTTCAATCCCCAAAATTTTCCATTGTGTGTTCATTAGAAGTTGCCCCCGCCGGTTCCACCGGTTGCGGTGAAAACACCGGTTGATGGATTGAATTTCAGTTTAGTTGAAGACACGTAAGCGGGCAAGTTTCCGGTCGTGTTTTTCACCCAAACCAGGTATTCGTCGGCCGCCGTTGAAGTGTCGTCGGTGATTGCAATGTTCGTTGCATTTGTTGCGGTTGTTGCGGTTGTTGCGCTTCCGGCGCTGCCATCAATAGAAACGCCGGTCAACGATTGGGCGCTGCTGGAACGGTTCAACGCAATTGAAGTCGTGCCAATGTAAAAACTGGAATTGCCCAGGACGGTCGAAGGAATTGTGCCGGTCAGTTGTCCCGCGGGAAGGCTGGTTAGGTTTGCACCCGAACCGCTGAACCCCGTGGCCGTCAAAAGGCCCGTGAAAGGGTTAAATTGATACTTGGTGCTGCTGACGTATTCGGTCGTCAAATTGCCCGTCGTAACGCTTGCAAACAGCGGATAACGCACCGCGTTTGTGGTCGTGTCATCGGTCACCGACGCATAAGCCACCGGCGTCACCCAGGATGGCGCCGAAGTACCATTAGATTGCAGTACCTTGTTTGCGTCACCGGCTGCCGACGCCAGGAACGCTGTTGTTCCGGCTGCCGATTGGTAAGGAATGCTGGCCGCCGCGCCACCAGCCAGGTTTGTGGCCGTGCCGGTGATGTTGATTGCAGCCGTTCCGGTCAGGTTTGTAACTGTGCCGCTTGATGGCGTACCCAAAGCCCCACCATTGACCACAAAAGCGCCCGCGCTGCCCGTATTCACGCCCAGGGCTGTAACCACCCCTGTTCCGGTTGTAATCGTGCTAGGCGCCACGCCAGCCCCGCCGCCAATCATTAAAGCATTGGCAGCCAAAACTGCGGAAGTCGCCCAAGTCGTGGCGCTTGAAAAATATGGAATGCCGCCGCTAGTTCCCGCGACCGTCAGCGCCAGCGTTCCCGATCCGGTAATTGGCGAACCGCCAACCGAAATGATGCCGCCGGTGAAAGTTTGGGACACCGATGTGACGGTTCCCGTCGTGGGCGTCGCCCAGGAAGGAACACCCGCGGCCAAAGTAAGAACCTGGCCATTTGATCCAGCCGCCAAAAATGCGGTTGTGTTGGCTGCGCTTTGGTAAGGAACCGAACCCGTCGCACCGTTCGCCAGGTTGGTGGCCTTTGTGGCCGTGCCAGCGTTGCCGGACACCGAACCGGTGATGGTGTTTGTCACCGTCAAGTCGGTCAAGGTTCCAATGGCCGTAATGCCGGTGTAAGAACCGGACAACCTGGCGGTGTCAAATGTGCCGCTGGTAACCTGGCTGGCTGCAATTGCAATGCTGGTGCTGGCTGCCAAAGTCAATTGGCCCTGGGCGTTCACGGTAAATGTTGCCACCTGGGAAGCCGAACCATAAGCGGCAGCCGTCACCGTGGTGTTGGTGATGCTAAATGTGTTGCCGGTAAGGGTTAACCCTGTTCCAGCCAAATATGATCCGGCGCCTGAAAACTGCGACCAGGTGATGGCGGTAACACCAATTGTGCCGCCTTTGTTTGATGTGCAAACCCAACCAGTATCACTTAGGGTTGTCCCTGATTCCACAAACGTGAACGCGCCAGGCACTTCGTCCCAAGTGTTCATGTCAACGCTTCGTGTCCATCCGCTGGCGCTGGCCACATAAATGCCATTGTCTGCTTGGGCGGTTTGGTTTTTAACCAGGATGCGGTCGGCCGCTGTCAGGCTGGATGCCCAATCGCCGCCAGCCTGAACGGCCAGGCCGGACAACGTAATGTTGCCGGTGGTTGCGTAAACGCACGACGCCTTAACGTCCAAACCCTGGGCAACGGAATCGACATAAGCCTTATTGGCAATGTCCAAGTCGGCCGAAGGGCTGGTGGTTACCTGGCCGGTGGTCGCGTAAATGCTGGTGAAATAACCGGCTGCGGGTACTGTGCCACCGATTACGCTGCTGTCGATTGTGCTGCCGGTGATTGTCAACCCTGATTGAACGGGGTTAAAAGGGGCATAAAAAGGCGTTCCGGCGGGGCCAATCAATGAAATCAGGGCAAACGTCGGTTCAGGCTGAAAAATGCCTTGAACGGGGACGATGTTGGTTGTCTGCGTAACAGGAACGTTGTTCCCCATAACGGCCCCTTTTAATCTGCTTGGACAGGGGTTACATAAAGTGTATTCGTGCTGCTGCTAATCGCCTGGATGTAAAACGGGCCTTTTGGAACCGCAATAATCAAGGGAAAATTCATGCCGCCAGGCAATACAAAAGAACCGCTGTTGCCGGTCGTGGCAATAGTCGGGGTCACCAGGTTGGCCGATGCGGGCGCAAATTCGACGCCAGCCAGGCCGGAACCAGTATTCAACAGCGAAACATAATTTACGTTATCGTTAGTAATAGGGGTAACCAGTAATGCGGTGCTTGCACTTGTTGTTAAATCAAGGGTATAAGTTTTTCCCGCATTTCTCTGCATTGGGGTATTTATCATTTAACCAACCTCCACGGGTGTGATGAACAAAGAATTCGTGCCGCTGCTGATTCCTTTAATGTAAAAGGGCGCGGGTGGGGCGGCAATTAGAATTGGCCCTTGCATTGCAGCCGGTAAAACATACGAACCAGCATTTCCGGTTGATGCAATGGTAGGCGTCAAAACCGATGCGCTGGCGTTGGCAATTTCAACCGATGCGACACCAGTTCCGGTATTTAACAGGCTGACCAGGTTGGATTGATCGTTTGTTGTGTCTTCAATCAAAAGGGTCGTGCTGGCCGATGTGGTCAAGTCCAACCGATACGTTTTGCCCGATAGGCGCATTACCGATGTGTTAAGCATTTTCGGCCCTCATAAATGTTTTTCAAATTATAGACCTGACAATGCAAAAAAAGCCACCCCTTTTGAGGGCGGCTTCTTTGCTTT